AGTGGCATTTACGGTCACTGCGGCATTGTCAGCGACTGCGGCGACAAGTCCCGGAGTGTTGATGACAACTACGTTAGAAGCAAGCGCGGTTGCGACGACGTATTTGTTTGATCCAATTGTGATGATGTCGCCAGCAAGGATGGTGCCGGTGCCGGTGTCAAGCGTTAGCGATGTGGATCCGATGGCGTATCCTGAAGCATTGTTTATCAGGTAGCCTGAGCCAGTTCCGGCTGTAGCATCATTGATCTGAGCGGATTCACGAACGCTGAATCCTTGCAGGTTCAGAAGTTCACCATCGCGCAGCGTCATGGTATTACCGGCTTCGTTGGCTTTGGTCAATTGACCAAGCGTGCGAAGTGCAGCTCCGGCGCTTGTGTTGATCACAAGTGAGCGGCTCGATGCAGGAGCGCCGTTGTCATCAAGAATCTTGCGAACTTGCGCGGAATCGCCAAGGGTGGAAGCAAACGGAGTCGTGCCTGCGGTGCCGTAGGCGCGGGACGCGCCGAGAGCCAAAGCATCACAAACATCGTTCTCCATCTCGTTGACCAGAGCGCGGAACGCTTGTGCAATTTGATTTTGCTCGATGGTCAAAAAGCCCGGGCCTTGATCCATTGCGTAGATTTCTTCACCAGTCCAAGAAAATCCAGCAAATTTGTTTTTGCTGAGAGTCAAAGCGGCATTGCCAACAGTTTGATCAATCGCACTAGGCACGGCCATTGAGGGCGTATAGGTCGAGGTCGTGTTGGTTGGAGCTTGAGGAATGCGCAGCGTTTGGTTCGATGCAATCCGATCAGCCTTAGCGTCACGAGTTACGCCGGGCAATGCGCCGACAAGTTCGCGGGAAACTACGTCCAGAGCGGCGTAGACATTAGGAATAAGGTTGGTAAGTGTGTTAGCCATGATGTTTAGTTTTCAGTTGAAGTACCGCCATTAGCGCGGAAAAGTTGTTGTTGTTCGGGTGTTAGTTTTAGAAGTTCTGCAATAGGCATGATTAGAATTTGATCTAGTGTTTTTTGCACATTTTCAGATTCATCATCAGGCTCTAGTTGTTGAATTTTTTTTGGTCTTGCCATAAAACCGTTATACAATTTTGCCGCCGTTTTTGCAGAAATCAGATTTTTGCTTGGCGTTAAGTTGGTTAAATTCTGCGCGGGTTTTGGTGTTGGTTGATTCCGATTCGTTTGGATCAACTTCGAGCGGAGCAAGTCCGGCTTTTGCGGCAATCTCAAGCGCCATTGTATTTGCTGATTCTTGAGCTGCGGTGACAGCGCTTTCAAGCTCAGTGATCTTTTCTTTCGATGCGGTCAATTCTCTGGCTGCGTTGTCACGTTCTGCAGAAATTGAATTGATCTTGCTTTCAAATTCTGCAACTATGCTTTTGGCTTCCGTCAATTCACTGATTGCAGTTGCTAAGTAGTTTTGCGATTCAACAAGTTGCGCTGAAATTTCAGTAACTTGATTTTCGGTGTCGGCAAGAATTGCTTCCAAGCCTGTAACCTTTTCAACAAGTGCTGCGTCCGGTCTGAATTTGTCGAGAATGCTCATTGCTTTTGCTTTGGTGTCAAAAATTTCATCTGCAAATCCCATCTCGACTGCTTGTTTTGCGCTCATCCAAGTTTCGGATTTCATCATTTTCCGTATCTTGTATTTTTCCATGCCGGTTTTTTCTGAATAGATTTCGGCAATGTCATCACTTATTTCTTCAAGCAATGCCGCATAGCGCGCCAGATCCTCTGAGTCGCCTTGCATTCCGCCGCTCGCTTCGTGAATCATGATTTTTCCATTGCTGGCAATTTCCACTTTGTCCGCGCCCATAGCAATGACGCTGCCCATCGAAGCCGCCAGCGTGTTGATGCGCGCCGTTACGTAAACGCCGCGTTCACGTAGTGATTTTAGCTCGTTGTAAATCCTGCCACCTTCAAAGACGCTGCCGCCGCCGGTGTGGATTTCGATTTCTAGGGTATCAACTGCGTTGTCAGCACAAGCGACAATCTCGCCAAATGCGTAGTGGTTTTCTACGGCTTTCATACCATATACTTTCGAGATTTCCTCAATCACTTTGTCCACGCTGTACTTGTCCACGTGGTCGTTTAGCTTCACCTTTGCCGCTTTGTTTTCGATTGTAATCATGTTTTCAAGTTGTTTTGATTGTTGATTTGCCCATGCCTTGCCGGGATCGCCGCCCCATAACGCCCACGCGATTCGCCCGGCTGATGGATAGCCTTTTTCGCCTGGTCTGAATCCTTGCGCCTCTTTGTCAACTTCATGCCTTGCAAAGTAGCTGACCATGCGCCGGATTGTGTCTGGTGATAGATTCGTTCGGTTGCTTATGTCACGCGCCCTTGCGACTCCGATAGCCGTGCCGCCTCGATTGTATTCAGCGCGCCATTCTAGGCCGCGCCGCGCTTCATCTGCCATTTCTGCCGTTGGTTTCATTATGCTTCGACGGCTGCGACCATAACCAAGACGGATGCGGTGTTTGCTTTTGCGTAAAGAGTTGCCGAAGATGGCGTAAATAAGCAGGAAAGCCCTGGCAACAATTTGATTTTAAACACGGTCAATCCAGAGTCACCGCCAAGCTCGATATAATTAGTCGCATCAAGGTTTTTGATCATGACCTGCTGCGGCGGTCCTGTTATGTCTCCAAAAACTACCACCTCCGCGGTCGTGCCGATGTTCTGCGTGTTTTGCATCATGTCGTCACCAGTCATGGTTGCGACCATGTTTGACGATTGATTGATGATTGCGCCGTTTTTCACGGCTTTTAAACTGCATGCAAATGTTACTTCGTTCGCCATATTATTGTGGTGGTGGTTGCTGTGTTTCGTTTGGTGTCAACATTGCCATTTCTCGATCTTCAATTCTGATTCCGAGGTTTGATTCGTTGACTGCTTTTTGCTTTGTTTTTTGTTCAACCAAATAAGCTATGCGCTCGTTTAGGTGTTCATCAGTAGATTTTCCAAGATAGCCAAGCACATCCTGAGGATTCAAGAATCCGCTTTTCCACATTTCGATCAATTCTTTTGAGACTCGGCCATCGTCGATTGTGATTTTTTTAGGATAGGTAAATTTCCATTTATACCAGTTTTCAGCAATTGGCAGTCGGCCAAGATTAACAAATTTTGCCGTAACGTAATTGATGATCCGGTTTGCGGCGTATTCCAGCAGGTCTTGCCGATCCTCGACCGCACGTTGCGCCCTACCGAGATCCGCGCGCTCCGCGGTTCCTTGCCCGGTTGCGTGCCATACCATCGAATACGGCCAGTTAATCCCTGCTAGTGCTTTGCGATAGATTCGATTCTGGAAAGACTCCCACATGTCGCCAGGTCTTTCATTCTTGATCGTCTCTAATTTGCCACCGCTTTTAGCTGCAAAATAGCGCACCGTTCCGCCTTGATAGTTCTCTGAAATGATACCCTTTTCCGTGCTGCAAGCGTTACCAGCGAGGATATTTTCGTTGTCGTCAATGTCTGGCAATCCAGTTTCATTATGCTCAATAAGCGCGATACTAGAAAGCATCAATTGCGCGTAGCGTTCCCATTCGTGAGACTGTAAAGAGTCGCGCAAATCGTTGAGTGCGTGCGTAAATGCTGGTAATCCTCGCCCTTGCTCTTGCCAAGACGGGTCGAAGATATGAATCATGTTTCGCGCTTCGATGTATTGCAGTAAATCGCCTTTTTCATCGTTAAAGCAATACGCCATCGGTGCGCCGTTGCTGTAAATGATGCCATCGGTTAGCGTCTTGCCTTTGTATGTGCCTTTGTCAAGTTTGCCGTCACGCATGCCGTTAGGTGATGCGATTCGATGACATGGAATTTGCTGAATACGTGGATAATCAGCATCTGTTTTTGTTAGCAAAACAAATGCTTCACCGTCACGATCAATAGCGCAAGAAAGCGAATAAAGGTTAGTCTGAAAAGTGTTTTGACCTCCGCGCACATCGCAGATTTTATACCATTCCTCGTTTAGTAATTCTTCTGCTTGTTGCTTAAACTCAACATCTTTCGACTTGGATTGAGCTTGCCAACTGCGCCCGATTGCATACATGGCTTTTTGCTGGATTGCTCCTAACAAAATACCTTCATTCAAATACAATCGGCGAGAATATGAAACAAGTGTTTTCCTGTCACGCGATGGGACAAGTTCGCCAATATCTTTCATTTGCACGGGCTGAAACGGTCGCGCCTCAGTGTGAGTCACCGCGCCTTGTGCTGCTTTGTAGTTATTCCCCCACTGGTCAACGATCATAAGAATGGCGTATTTTGTTGCATGTTTCCGATTGACCGTGAGCTTGGTCTAATCCCTCTTTTGATATAAGAAATTGCGCTATTCAAAACAACTAGGCGCGTGGTTTCTGGCAACGAAACAAGAACGGAATACGAAACGCCGTTCTTTTGTGAATTTGTTAGAGTGTTCCCTCCGCCTTTGGAAAGCATGCCAGTGAGCGCGGCAGTTCTTGCGGCGATAAGCGAGCGAAGCAACGATGGGTCATCTTGTGCCGCATCATAGTATGCTTGAATCAATTGTTTTGCGCTAACATCCACGACAAAAGCGCGGTGTCAAATCTTACTCGCTTTCTTCTTCTGTTTCAGGAGTTCCAATAAGTGACATCATGGACGCAAGAACAACCTGCATACACTCCAAATCTGTTCCATGGTTGTCGCGTCTGCGCTTCTCCCATTGCGCTTTATCGCCTTCGCCGCGCCTAACTTCTGCGTCGATCTGTTTTAGGTATTCTTGGCTTACATCGTCTGGCACTTCCCATGGCATGCCTTGTTGATTGCGCAATTGAAAAAGAATGTCTTTGTTTGTTAGGTTTTCAAAGTATGCAACCTTTGTTTTCTTGCCATCGCTAGCTGTGACGGTTTGGTATCGTGAATATGCTTTGTAAGTTGGTTTGCCTGATTTTGTAGGATGAGGGTATTTTCCGCGCTTTGCTCCTCGCAATGCTAGCCATCCATACTGAGCACAACGCTTATAAACTTCATTGCTATTAAATCCGCAGTCAACTTGCGTCCGCTGCGCTGGCACTTTCATTTTCTCTTGCAATACTTTGAGTCGCTCCCATGTGTCCACTTTGCTAAAATGCAATAGCCGTGAACTGCCTTCTTTAGCCCAAGCTCGTATTAAAACCCAAAAGTGATCCGCTTGAACGTCAACTGTCATAAATCGGCAGAATTCATTTTCCCACATTTCACCGTTATCATAGTCGGCAAATTTATAACCATTACCAGTAAGTGTAACTCGGTTATCTTCTCTTTCGTCGCTCCAAAAGTCCGCTAGTCGCTTTTGGATAAATTGACGTAACAAATCCAAGTTTCCGCGCCTTACTTCGTCCATTGCGTTGCACCTTTCGATGACAAGTCTCCAAAGTGGCAACCTCCAATTACAAAGAGCGTTATAGTGATAACCTTTTGAGTCTGGCATACCGTCCGTTGTTTGGATATACTTTGCGCTTGTCGCTAGCTCTCTGCGAATCTGCGCTTTGTCATGGATAACGTGTGAGCATTCAGCGTTACAGCACTTGATATGCGCCGTTTGCGCCATCGTGATGCGGTCTTCGATACTTTCGTCATACCATACATTTTCCCATTTCCAAGGTTGCCAAGTTTTGCAATCAGGACATTCGTAGGAAAACTCTCTTTGACTTGTGCTACTCCATTTCTTGTGCCAATCGTCGCCAATGTATCCACCTTGCGACAATAAATAAAACTGCCGATTCCAACGGTCGTGCAAACGCCCCTCCGCCTCACGAATCATACCTGGCTCCCATGTCCAAACCTCATCGCATAGCACTCTACGCATGGATTTAGCTTGCAATCCTGATATGTTTGCACCTGTCAGGAAAAGGGGCATGTGAGGAAAAATGATTTCCATTTTGCGCGTGGCATGGCGGTCCGCACTCCATAGATCATCGAGTGCTTTGCACTTTTTCATCGCTGGCTTGAGCCTTGTCTCCACCCAGAACGAAGCATCGGTGTCAGTCTGCGAAGCATACATCAGCGGGCCAGCATCCTCGGCGGGAATGTAGCAGAAAAGCCCCTCGGCCATGGTCGATTTACCAGAGCCGGTGGGTGCTACGCATATGACCTTCTTTGTTTCGGCGTCTTGGATTGCGTTGATCGGATCGCGCCAAAATGGAAATTGCGCTACGTCAAAGAATGGGGCGATGTGTGGCTGCGATTTTACGAAGCGACCGACGCGCTCAAACGTGGCGTCATAAAACCATTCCGCCAATACAAGCAGAAGGACGAAGCGGTATTCTGGGATGACGAATTTGTCATTGAAAAGACGCCACCAAAGCTAGGCGATTACCGAAAAGCCGACATGGGAAGCGGCAAAATCGACGGCGAAGTCTTTCGAAGCATGGCGATGGACAGAGGAAAAAATCACATCTGGCATGTCGCGATTGCATGGAACAGCGCAGGTGAGGGTCATGTTTTATCGGAGGGGTATCTGGACGATGAGCGCAAGGCAAAGGAGATCGAGACCCGGCTAGGCATCGCAGCGTCAACCGTGGTCATGGACGTATCATGGGAGTTCGATGACTCTATGGCGATGTGCATTCGCAATGGGTGGACAGGCATCCGTGGCGACCAGCGCAATTCATTCCCGCACTCGGACCGCAAAGGCAACGCCATTTCGAAGATCTACAGCCGCTTTAACTCGCACCAAGTCAAAGGCCATCATGGGAAATATTTCTTCGTTTCATCGAAAGAGTTCAAAGACCTAACCTACGGACTGAGAATGTCTGGCAAGATCATCGTGCCAGATGACGTCTCACAAAACTTTCTCGACCAGCGGCAAAAGTGGAAAACGGGCAAGCTGAAATTCACATTCAAGGGCTACTAACCAATGGCTTGCCAAAGATTTATGAAAAGGCCGGTATGGTTACAAGCTACGATTCCATTCGTGATGAGATTGACGCTGTAATTGAACAAGGCGCAAGCGCAATTACCTTTCGCATAAATAGCGGAGGCGGAAGCGTAAATGGCGCAATCGAATTGTCACGCTACATTGCAAGCCTGCCAATTCAAACAGCATCAGTCATCACATCTTGCGCTTGCTCAGCAGCATACATGATTGCATCCGCAACAAATCGAATCGCAGCATCCGAAACAGCGATTGTCGGAAATATTGGCGTCATTCTTTCTTGGTATGATTACACTGGATTTTTTAAGTCTATGGGTATTGAGCCAAAGGCAATCACCAGCGATGGCGCAGAGTTGAAATCTACATTTCATTTGGAGCCAAATGCCGAGCAGCTGGCATTTTTGCAAGAAGGAGTGAACCAAACAGGCGAAACATTCCGTCAATTCGTATCAGCGCAGCGCAGCGTAAATGCTGAGGTTTTCCGCGCTGGGTGGTATTCTGGCAATCAGGCATTAGAGCTAGGACTGGCCGATGAAATTATTTCTGAAAAAATTGTTGACATAGCAACAGCCTCCTCAAAATCACCCGATATGAACTTGTTCGCAAGCAAAAAAGATTTGGAAGCAGCTCAGTCAAACATCGAGTTGCTTAATGCCGACATCGCTACATTGCAAGCTGACTTGCAAACCGCAAACGCGACGATCACCGATTTCACCTCGACGATTGCAAACCTCGAAATCGAACTTGCGTCTGCCAATCACAAGGCAACGGAAGCCGAGGCAAAAATCATTGAATTGACTGGCTCGCTGGAAACAGCCGAGGCAAGCGCAAGCAAGAAGGCCGTCGAAATGGTGGCCGACCTTGGCGCAGGCGTCAACATGACCATCTCGCGGTCGTCGATTGTGATGCCTTCGCGTTCTTCGACTTCGTATTGCACGCGCTTACGCAAAGCAATTTCCTCGGCCCGTGCGCGGTAAAAATCTTCGATGTTTGTGCCGTAGCTAGCTTGGATGTCGGTCATGTTGCGACTGCCCATCTTATAGCCCTCGCGCATCATCTGTTCCTCTCTGCCATCGTCAATCGTCAGACGCGGCGGCATGGTGAATGACCAAGCAAAAGGAGCATCAACAATCGGCACGCGACCGTTTGCGGCAAATACGCTGTATGCGTAAGAGATCATCCGGCGTGCTGCGTAGCTGATGATTTTTTGACGTTCGACAACTGCCCGGCGTGCGCGTTCGATCTCTGCTCGCTCGGCCGTGCCTTGGCCGCTTGGCTTCCATGTCAGCGAGTTTGCCCACTTCATGCCGACAAGGAATGCGCGGATCATGCGGTCGTGGAAGTTTTCCCAGATTTCACCGGGGTTCTCATGTTTGAGAGTTTCGAGTTTTCCGCCGCTGTTTGATTTGAAGTAGCGAATCGCGCCGCCTTCGAATAACTCGCTTGTCACTCCGTCCTGTGGGCATGTGTTTGTTTCGTTGCCCATGCCGAATGCGGGATCGTTTGTGTCAGGTCCACCAATGTCGTTATGCTCGATGAGTCCGATACTTGAAACGATCATTTGACGAATGCGCTCGTATTCTGTCGATTGCAGGCAGTGCTTCAAATCCTCCAGTGCGTGCGTTGCCGCTGGCAATCCGCGCCCTTGTTCCTGCCACTCAGGGTCAAAGACATGGATCATGCGAAATGCGGGGATGTCTTGATACTCTGGATCTTCCAGCCCCATGCTCACGCGGTATGCAATCGGTCTATCAACGGCATTTCGAATGACGCCATCGCGTATCATCAACCCCTTGTATGGTCCAGATTCCACGACTGTGTTATCCGCCTGCCCTTTGGTAAATACCCGGTTGTTCGGAATAAGTCGCAACGTCTGTTGACGGCGGCAAGGAGATCACAAGCGCAACCGTGAACGGTCAAACCTTTTCCAAATCGGTGACAATGACAAAAGCAGACCGTCTCAAATTACTTGAAATGGTTCTGACCTATGTTGACCGAGGCATTCCCACAACCCGAACAAGCGCGCGATTCTCATGGCAATTCTAGACCAATACGGCACACCTTACAAATTCGCACACGGCGCGATCATCAGCAATCGCCGTGGGCCAGTCATGCGCCAACGTGATACGGACATTGACCGTCTCATTCCGATGCACGACCGCAAGATCCTCGCGTCTCTATCGCGCAGGCTCTACACGAACATGGGCGTGGTCCGAGCGGCAATGAATCAGAAAGCCGATTACAGCATCGGTAACGCATGGCTGCCTCACTACAACGGAACGACTGACAAAACAGACGGCGAAAGCGTAGCACAATTCATGCGGAACGTATGGTTCCCAAACTGCGAATTA